ACCCACTTGGGAGCGCCCCGCCGGAATTGGTCAGTTGCACAATGTCGCCGTCCACGAGCCCATGTGTGACACTGGTCCAGATCTCTGTCGCGTTATCGAACGTCGCCGTGACCAGAGACGTCCCAGTCGTGCCGAATGTTCCGGCCAAGGGGATGCACTTCTTAGCCAGTGCGCGATAGCGTGAGGCGATAGTCGCCGTCCCGACCGGGAGCAGGAACCCATCATCCGCCGTCGTCGACAGTTTCCCCTTGAAGTCTGCCGGCGCCGCGGTTGGTCCCGACCGGAATGCCACGAGCCAGGTCCCAGGACTGAGCGACCGGAACTCCACGATCTCATTCGTGCAGAGCCGATAGTCGTCCCCGTTCGGGCATATGAGCGTCGCGCTATGAATGAGCTGCACGCCGGAGCCGGTAAACCGCGCATGGAAGTGATAGCCCGCCGGCATCGAGGCCAGTGCCGTCACGTCTACATCCGACCCGCCGATGTCGACGAAGTCCCCATCCGCCGGAATCGTGAGTGTAGCCAGCGCCGGGTAGGTACTGCCGATGCGGCCGTCGTAGGCGCCTTCCGCCCCTTGATGGTGCATAGCTAGACGCCAGACGTTGTTCCCGTCATTGAGGAAGAAGGCCACATCGCCGGTCTTGAACGCCCGCGGCTTCGCGTTCGGCAAGACCAGATTCGCCGAATGCGTCATGGTCTGGTCGGCGTCGAAGGCCAACCATTGGAAGGGCGGATCTCCCGTGATTTGCAAGATCGGCGCGTCGCCGATGATATGCGTCCAGATGCCAGGCCCGACGGTAATCGTCGTCGCCGCGGTGACCGCGTCGCCCTCTTCGAATACGGACTGAATCGTGTCCAGGATGGAGAAGTTATCCCAGGTATAGAGCACATCATGAGACGGCCCCGTCGACGTGGATTTCGCGACAATCAGCTTGTAGAGCCCGTCCCCGAAGAACGAGAGCAGCCCGCGCGCGTCGCCCTGGTAGGGGTTGGCGAGCACGATACTTTTCGATCGGTCTTGCCAGATGTCTTTCGGCGAGGAGAACCCGACGGACCCGGCCTCGTAGTGGTACAGTTTGACGCCGCTTTGGAGCACGCCGCCGTCGAAGAACGGCCCGAGGGTCTGGAATTGCGCGTTCGTACTCACTGATTATCCTCGTGCAATTCACTGAGATTGTAGAGATGGAGACGCAGTTGATGCTTGACGAGCGCATTATCCGGACCATATGTGCCGGCGTTGACCAGGGTTTGATAAACCTTGGGATCGAAGAACGCTTCAAGCAGAATCGCTTCCTGTTGCTTGGCTGTCATCCGGGCAAAGGTTTTGATCAGGAAATTTGCCGCCCGCTCGCCTCCCCCATAGAGCATCGGCACGCGTCCCGTCAGTGTAGCCCAGGTACGGGAGACCAAGGTGCTCGCCAGCGCGGCCTGCACTTGCAGATTGATCGCGGTATCTGATCGGTCTCGGCCTCCCTTCGAAATCTTCTGCACGGCTTCCGCCGTGGTCCTGAGCCGGGCCATGCCTTCAGGCCCGAGTACCCGTTCCATGATCTGCCCGTTGCCTTCGATCCACTTCTGGAGTTCTTTGTGGAACACCCCGAGGTTCATTTCCCCGGTCAGCCCGGTCAACTTCGGTTGCATCTTCTCGACGAGCCCTTCCCAGATGGCCTTATTGAGCCCCGCCACGGCGTCTGGATCATGCTTCACCATGGCGAGCGCCTTCTCATACTCCTTCACCGGCTCCCGTCCTGTGGCGATCAGATAGCCCACATCCTGCGCGTTCTGCTTCAGGAAGAGACTGGCCTTGTTCGCCTGCCAGTCGTGCAGGTTCCGTTCGGCCACGTCCTGGAAGTGCTTCAACTCCGCTTCGGCTTCGGTAATGTCCCGCGGGGTAAAGTCTCCCGGCCGGCGTTCGGCCTCCACGCGACGCATCAGGAGCTCTTGGCCGCGCTTCCCCTGCTGGTAGGCCGCGACTTGTTCCCGTAGCGCGTCGGCCCGCTCTTGGAGTGCCGCCACATCAGTAAAGTGTGCCTGGAGATCAGGAAACGCTTTCAGCTTATCCTGGTTCTGCCTGAGCCATTCCGCCGAGGCATTAGGATCCATGGACAGGCGCCCGTCCGGAAGTCGCTGAATGGCTTTCTCAGTCCAGTCCTTCATGGCATAGTCGCGCAGCGCGATCTTCGCCATGTCCTGATTCTCGAACGCCTTCAAAAAGTCATCGATGCTGGTCTCGTTCTTCCAGAACAGCCCCGGCACGGACTCATCATCCTGTGTATAGTCTCCATAGCGGTTGACCCGACGGAGCTTATTCGCGGTGCCTTTATACAGCGTCTCGACCCCAGCCCGATAATCCGCCGAGATGTTCCGGTACAACGTCCCATGGTCCGGATAGAACTCCGCAAACTTCGAGGTCCCTGGGAGCAGCGCGTCAATGTCTCCGTCAATCGCGCCGGTCAGTTCATGCAGGACGTAACTCTGAACACGGTTGTCGCCGGCCCTGGCGTTCCTGGCCATGGTCAAGAGATCGGACCGTACCTGCCGGAGATCCTGGAGACTCGCCGACGGCGTATTCAGGAGCTCTTCCATCACCGGCTCGTAATACGGGGTCTTCAGGAATTCCTGATCAGCGCGAATCCGGTCCGCGACTTCTTTCGCGACCTCACTCGACGGCTGTTTCCCCGCCGCCAAATCCTTCAGCGCGGCGTCGATCTGATCACGCGACGACGAGGCGCGCGTCGCTTCGTCCATCGGCTTCCCCGTCCGAGGGTCCAAGTGGTCCTTCGACTTGACGGTCATCTTGAGCGTCAGGTCCTTGTACCACTGTGGCGTCCCGCGCTTGAGACCCCCCTCAGGTCGACCCAGATCGTCGAGCGTCCGGAACCCTGCCCCGGAGGCGTCCCGGATCTCCAGGTCCGCCATAGCCTTCTCCGCCCGCATCATCAGCTCATAATCATGCCCCATCCTCTGGAGGACTGCGGCCACACGAGGATTCATCTTGGCGATCACTTGCATCTGTTCCGGGAACTGGGCCTGAATATCGCCGAGCTTCTGAATGGTGCTGGTGACCGGCAGTTCGGCGTGCCCCAGCTGGTCGAGTTCGCGATAGTCCGCCGCCGCGCGTTCGCGGAATTTTCCCACTTCCTCGAGGTAGGCCCCGCGAATCACTTCTCCGCGCTGCTTGTTCGAAAGCATCGGATTGAGGGCCCGCAACCTCGCGTCAATAGTCGCGTCGGCCTTCTGCATCCGGCGTTCGAGGTCTTCCAGGAGTGCCGCGCCACGCTTGGAAATGTCCCCGCGCATCGCATCGATTCGCGCCTGCGTTCGCGCCACATCGGCCTGGCCAGACTCGAGCAGGGCCCGCCTCTGCGTTTCGAGCGATTCGACCAGAGCCGTCGTATTGCCTGCCGGTTCCGTCTTATTGAAGTAGTCATAGACGGCTTGGATATTCTGGGTCCGTCGATCGCGGGCTTTCGACCGCGCGGCCGGACTGGACTTCTCGAAGGCGAGCTGCGTATCGGACACACTACCTTGCGGGATCGCTTCCCCGGCCGAGAGCCGAAGGCCTTCATCCTTTGCGGCTCCGGGCGAGATTTCTTGCCGCAGCTCCGCAGCTCGCTGAACCCCCGCCTCAACGTCTTCCGGTTTCGCCGCCGGTTCCAGGGTCTTCCCGAGCCGTCGCCTGGTTTCCTCTTCAGTTTCCGCGCCGAGAATCACCCGCGCGCCGGTATGAACGGCTTGCCGCGCCTTTCTGATCATCCCTATCACCACCGACGGCGCAAAAGACCCGATCACTTCGCCGGCAAACTCGGCCAGCCGCCCGCCTTCCGGGAACACTTTCGAGACCAGATCCGCCCCGGCACCGGCTCCCGCCGCCAGCGCGGTTTCGGTGGCCGCGAGTTTGGACGGAGAGATTTCGGTCATCTGAGTGACAATCTCATGTGGAACATTTTTCATCGCTTGATACAGCGACCCGGCAGACGCGCCGGCATCATGCACCGATTTCCGGAACATGACGTCGCGGGCGGCTGGAGTGCCAATCTCCAGCGCGACCTGAGTCGCTTCCGCCGCACCCCGTGCCTTCAGAGCCGCACCAAGCAACGGCACATTCGCCCCCACTTCAAAGCCCGACCGCTGGAGCATCGACTCCCACAGCGAGGCCGGACGAAACTGGGCCCCCTCCAGGTGCTTGTCGATCCACGCCGTCCCCATGAATGGCTCATCGCTCATTGGGAGGCCGAGTCCCTGCAAGCCCTCATTGAAGAGGTCGACCACGCTGCCGATCCCGTGATTGAACCCTGTCGCCACCAGGCCCGCTTCCCGAAGCCCCGGCGTGGTGATCTGCTGGACTTCGGCCGGCGTCTCCTTCTGGTTCTGTGGTAAGACCGGCTCCAGGCCCTTAAGCTGCCGAGCCCGATTGAAGAGCGCGACTTGCCGTTCATTGGCCTTCCCGTCCCGGACGAACTGCTCCATCCGCTGCATGAGCTGCGCTTGCCGATCACCGGGATCCTGGGCCACAGGGGGCTCTTTCGGGACATAGGTCACGGGGAGGTTCGCCGTACTGTTCCCTTCCACCGGTTGCGCCCGGTAATTGGTCTGATCTTCCGGCGGAACCTTCTTGTTCGGGTCCTGCCGATTCGAGAGATACACGTCCCGTCCGCTGGCTTCTTGTGCAAGTTGGCTCACTTTAGCGACGTACTCCTTGGTTTCGACTGGCCAGGCCGCGCCCCGTTCGACGTTGCCCATCCCGAAATTGTAGGCCGCGAGCGCCTTGTTTTGATCGCCGCCGTACCGCTTCAACAACTGCCCGAGATATTTGGTCCCGCCGTCGATATTTTGTGCGGGGTCGAATTCGTCCTGGACGCCCATGTCGGCCGCGGTGGACGGGAGCAGTTGCATGAGACCGCGCGCACCCTTCTTCGAGACCGCCAGGGGATCGCCTCCCGATTCCTGCTGAATCACGCCACGGACCAGATGTTCCGGCACCCCATGCCGTGCTGAGGCCGCACTGATCAGCTGATCGAAATTGAGTGAGGCCTTGTCGGGCATTATTTCGCACTCAACGACTCAAGCAGCTCTTTCATGGTTTCCTCGAGGCTCATGTCACCGACCGATTTGGGCGCCGGCTTCGGCGCTGGACTCCCTTGCGGCTCATCGCCGAGATACGAATTCAAGCCACCATCCTGCATCGCCCCGCGGACATGCCCGCGCGCCCGCCGGAGATTCCGCGCCGCGTTCTCTTTCACCAACCGGAGCTTATTCATGACCTGCTCAGGACCTGTGGCCCACCCGCTCATATTACCGACCACCTCCCGGGCATGCTGGATGACTTTCAAGTCCAAGGCGCCGGACGGGTCCATGGATTTCGCTTGCATGTAGACGAGTAATTCCTGAAACGCTTCAGCATCGTCGCGCGTCTTGGTATTGAGGAATTTTGACGCGGCCGGATCCATCCCGAAGAGCGCCCGCAACTGTTGCCCGGCGCCGGCGAACGACGACGCGAGACTGGCGCCCTTGCCCACAATCGAGGGATTCGCCTGGATCCGTTCCATAATTTCGTCGGCATAGTCGATCGTACTCTGCGCGGCATCGATTGCCTGGAGGTTCTTTCCGAGGATGTCCGAGGGCATCTTGATCTCGATTTGCGACCGGCCCTTCTTGTTCGGATTAATGATCTTCGTGGCATCGAACGGCACGCCGGGGTACTGCTTCCGGACGTCCTTGATCGCCGCCCCGAGTGCCTGGTTGTCGTCCATGCCGCCGTTCAGATGATTGATAAACGATTCCTCGAGCAGCGACTCGGCCAGGCCAGTCTGCTGTTTATTGTCCAGCTTTTGCTGCATGATCTGCGTTCGTTGATCGGCAATCTCAGACAGCTGCTTTCCGGCCTTCCCGTTCAACACCTGGACGTTCGCTTCCGCTGCCTTGAGATTCTTCCAGTTCTGCTTGTTGAACGGATCGGCGAGGAACGCCGCCTGCGCCTGCCGCGCGGCGTACACCGACTCGTATCCCGCCACTTCCTCGACCAGTTCCTTCGGCGCCTCGCCGTCACGGGCTTGCGCCTGCCTGATCGCGTCCCACTTGGCGTCAATCTCTTCTTTCAGCGCATCGGTAATGGCCGGGAGTGTGGCCAGTTCCGACTGCGCCTTCTTGTCCCAGGCCTCTTTGAAATCCGGGTGCATGTCGAGGTAGATCGTCCGCGCCTTCTCTTGCGTGAACGACTGGAGTTTCCGGAGATGTTCGGCGAAGCGCGGATCACTCTGAAGCGCCGACGTCGAGCCCAATGCGCCGACGTGCTGCGTGTAAAAGTTCTGCTGGAGGTTGGCCTTCGCGTTCTTCTGATTCAACGCCTGGAGCTGCGTCTTGTGCAGATCCATCTTGATCTTCAGCTCTTCCATGTGGGTGCTGAGATCGCCGGCCTTCTTCATGTCGTCGAAGACTGTGCTGAAGTATTTCGGATTCGACGCAAACGCATCCGTTGCGGCCGTCATCCGCTCTTCTGGAGTACCTTCACGGATCGTTTTCACGAATCGATCCATAGCCTCATATCCGCCCATGAGCTCATCCCTGTCAGGCAGTCCGATCTTGACGCCTAGGCCTTGCTCAAGCGCGGTAATTTTCGCCGTTAACATGTTGACCTGGGCCTGTCGATTGGTGGCCACAGAAGGATGGGCCAGCACCTTATCGATTTCGTCCGCGGCTTTCCACGCCGCTGACTGTTGCAACTCCTTGGCTTTGAGTCGGTGCGATTCCCGCTGAAGTTCGGCCTGCTCCTCGTAATGCTGTTCCTGGAACGCGTTCCGCTGCGCCTGGAGACGATTGGATTCCTCTGCCAATGCGAGCCGGTTGACCCCCATCGCGAGGTTTGCGACCTGTCCGAAGTCCAGCATCCCGGCCATACGGTCTCCCTAGAATCCGTTACTGGTCCAACTCACGCCATCCGCCAGCATCCCGGCATGGTCTTTCTGGTCTTGATACCATTGATTCTGCGCGCCGAACGCGAGCCCGCGTCCCAGCGATTCCTGCTGAATGGCGAGGGCTTCCTCTTCGGTGTAATCGGTGCCCTTTTTCCCGCCCATTTTCGCGAGAATCGGCTTCAGCATCTCGTAGTTCATGTATTGCATCCCGCCGCCGGCCACGGCGTTCAGCGCCCCGCTGATGCCCCCCGCCATCGCGTTGTCGCCTTGGGCCAGTGCCGCCCCGCGAGACAGACCGCCCTGCAATTCGATATTCGCGATCGTCGCCCCGGCCGTAGAGTCCAGCCCTGCAATCTGCGAGCCGGCCATCCGGCCTTGCTCCGACAATTGGAAAAGCCGGTCATAGTGTCGCTGGCCCTCTTCACCGACGAGCTGATTCTCAAACTTCCGCAGGCTTTCCAGGCCAGCCCCGGAGCCGTACAGCCCGCGGGCTTTCAGTTCTCGATTGATCGCCGTCGAGCCTTCCTGTTCCTGGAACTTGAACAGCGAGCTCGCTTTGATCACAGAGTCCGCATCGACCTTGCCAGATAAGAGATCGGCCAACAGTCCGCCGGCCGTGTCGCCGCGTTCCCGAAACGACCGCAGTTCGCCGGTCGCCAGATCGGTATACTTCTGGACCGCGCCCTTGGCCTTCTCTTGCGCGATGCGAATCGCCTCGGCCTGCTTCTTCGCCGCCGACTTCCCCATGATCCCGGAGAAGATCGAGCCACCGGCCTGCAGCGCCGATGAGCCCATAATCGCCATGGTGAACGGTTCAACCGAACAGTAGCGGGTGCGAAGTGGAGACCAGTCTTGGAGGAATTTCATGGCATCACCCTTGCCGAGTAAGTATATTCTGGGAGCACGATCGGCGACCCGGTACGATTATAAAGGAGTACTAGCACTAAGTCATCAGCCGAGACTTTACCCTGGAAGAGAATCCCGTTATCCAGCGCCGACGGGACACCGACTTGCACCGTCATCCCCGCGTCGGCTTTCGCCCCAGGCACCGGAATCGAGACCGTTGCACTCGCACCGGCACTCACCGACCCCACCGTCGCTGTGGCCGATCCAACGAGCTCCAAGAGATCTTCGACGGAATTGTCAAAGGCTTCCCTAGCACGAAAGTTGTCTTTCTCGGAGACCGTTGGTGGTTGTCGAACTTTGCGCGCCATTTATTGCCCCAGGTATTCGACGTCTTCCTGTCCGCCGATCAGAATGCAGTCCGTCGGATCGCTATGCACAAATTCCAATTGCTGCGTCTGGTACATCCCATTCCGCCGCCAGTCGAGATGGTTAATGTGGTCGCCGGTTTTGCCGAGGCTCTTCCAGCGTTCGTTCGTCCACTTCCCGCCGTTATTGACCCGTCGCCGCATTGACAGTTGTGGATCGGCGCAGGCCTCATTCGCGAGGCCCCGCTTCGCCTTGATCCGGATCAGGTTCGACCGTTTCGAGCCCATGGTCCCATGGCTGATATGTCCCGTCCGGACGAGGCTCCTGATCGGGTTCCCGTTATCCGTATAGGTTGCCCGGCTCGCCTTGTAGATGATCCCGTTGCTGTAATCGCCAACCAGGTGCGCGTTCCAAGCCCGGGCATAGGTGTACGTCTGCCCGCGGAATCGGCCATACCGCGCCCGTTCCGTGTCCCAGTACCCCCACTTGTGCCACACCTGCGTCTTGTAGTTGAACGCGAGGGTTTGCCCGGCTGTGGGGAAATTGAGCAGATAGATCGCATGTCCGCCGATCATGGTCGTATAGCCCACGGCGTCGTTGACGGCCGCGAATTCCTGAATGATCTTGTCGAACGGACTGGAGACGGGTGTCACCGCCCGTCCTTGCATCATGACCAGCTCACGCTTATCGGAGAGCCACATCCAAATGCCGCCGACATTGGCGAGGCTTTGCGGCGCCTCCGTCCCGAACGGTTGCGCCGAGCCGGTAATCCGCGAGAAGGGCGAGACGCCGTCGTTCTGGAAGAATTCGACCGTTTCCCGTCCGACCGCGATCAGTTCCCGATAGGCTTCGCCGATCGCGACCACATCGTCCGGCTTCGATTCCGCCGTCACGAAGTCCAAGGCAATCCAACTCAAGAAGTCGTCAAAGCTACTGAATTGAATCTGCCCCGTCCCGCCGACGTTTGCCAGGAGATACCCGTCGATCTCGGCCACATGCGACACGTTCGTCGGCGCCTGGGCATCCGCCATCGTGGTGAGGGTCGCGAGATCCGTATGCACCATGCGCCCGCCGTTCGCCATGACCAGCCGATTCCCGTCCGTGGCGAATTTCACCAAGGACGCCGACCGCAGTTCACTGGAGCCGGTCAATTCCACCCGCGTCCCGACACTGTCCAGGATCTTCCACACCCGCCCGCCGCTGACCGCCACGGCGCAATTCTTCCGGTCCCACCAGTACAGGCCATCGATCGGGAGCCCGGTCCCGAGGTTGATCCATTCCGTCAGGCCTGGACGCTTCACCAGTTGAATCTTTCCTTCGACGACGACCGGCAGAAAGTCCATGATGGTCGAGGCCCACTGGTCGACTTGCACGTCCTCGACGTTTTCGAACGGTTGCTCGATCAGCGGGAAGTCTTTGAGTTCGCGCGAGGCAATACCCATTATTTAGCGATGACTCCTTCTGATTAGACGACTGGCAAAATCGACCGCTGTCATTGCCTAATAAAACAAGGTCTTGTTATGGATCTGATTCGTCTTCACTTTCACGGATGGGTGAATATCGTCGAAGGCCCCCTTGGCCTTGTCGATCATCAGCTTCCGTTCTTCGAGCGGGATGCTATAGAAGTCGCCCAGGTCGAACGCGAGCCGATACAAGAGCAGCCGTGGCCACGGGAGAGGAAAGTCCGGGTTATCGCCAGACGTGAGGAAGTCGATCAGCGGACGCTTGTGGAGCAGCCGGATCTGTGGAGGCGCCGTGTATTCAATGCCCGACTGCCAGGGATCGCCGCCCTCGCCACCGGGCTCCCAGTATACCTTCGCGTTCGCGCCGCTCATCGGCTCATTGTTGAGCTTCGAGGTATGCGTCCGGATACACCGGTAGGGCCCGTCGATTTGTGACTGTGCGACGACCGTCTCCAGCGTCGGCCAAACATACAATTCCCGCCGGGAGAGGTCGAGATGATCGGTCAGGTAGACGGCTTTCGGGGTCCCGTACTGCGTCTTCTCCGGAATCTCTTCCCAACGTTCGGCCTTCAACGTCGCGAGTGGCGTATCGTTCCCCTGCCCGTCCCGATAGGTCGCGCTCATCAGTTCAGTGATATTCGACGGGAGGCCGTTATCGATCGTGTAGAGAAAGACCCCGCTCACCAACGGCACATGCACGGCTTCGTCGATCGTCCAGCGCCACTTCTGAGAGGCGTCGACTTCACGGACGATCATGGTCAGGACGGAGACGCCGTCGTTCAGCTGCTCGCCGTCCAGGACTTGTCCCGGTTCGAGCACGCCGATCGCCTTATAGGCCATCTCGATCAGCTTATCGCGCGTGATCGTAAGGTAGGTACTTGCCGCGGGAATACCACCAGGCATGGCGCCTCCTTAGTTGCTCACATCCGCCGCCGACCGACCAGTTTCGATCCAGGCGTTCCCGTCGTAATAGAACACGATCGACCGATTCTTCGTATCCGCCGGCTGCGTCCAAGCCGCGCCCAGGTGATAGGCCGCATTCCAGGTCGCCGTCCCGAGTGATCCGCCGCTGGTGTTCTTGATCGTGATCCGGATCTCCTGCCCATACGCCGGACTGGTCGGCGCGGCAATCGTAAACGGATTCGTATCTGAGGCCGTCAGGATAAACGTCTTCCCCGCCGCGGCATTGATCGACACCGTCGACCCATAGGTCGGCGTCACGAGTCCGATGTACCCATAGGGATTCGGCCCAGCCAGCGCACCGAAGGCATAGGTCCCAGTTCCCTTGAAGACTTGTCGCCCGTGGAGATTTCGTACCGGCCCATTGACCGTCAAGGAGGCCGGCGAATTCGTCGTAATGTCGCCTTGGCCATCGAAGGCCAGCGTCAAGGTCGTCGGAATCACTTTGATAGCCCCGCACGTCATCGGCCGCGACACCAAGAGCGTTGCCACCGTCGCCCCAATCTGATCAATGGCCCCCGTCCCCGTGGCACACAGATCATCAGTCTGATATTTCGCCGCCGACAGCACATGCTCGCCGAGCGGGTCATAGATCGACAGATCCGTGATCGGGATAAACGTGTAACCGACCTTCGTCATATCCAGGTCGTACTGTCCGTCGACCGCATAGAAGATAAATTCGCCGGTACTCCCAGACGTAATCGGATTGGCCGAGATCGTGGCGCACAAGGAGTCTGAATAGATCGTGGTTGCCGTCGAAACCCCAGAGCGCTTAACCGTGATCGAGACCCCAGATAGGACATTCCCGTTCCGGTCATGGACCACATCCCGGTATTGCTGGCAGGCTTCGGCCACACCGGAGAGGGCCAGGAACAGCGCGAGGACTGGTACTAGTTTCATGGTCATGGATTGGCCTCTTTTCGGCAATACGTCAAGTCTTGCATAATCTCCCGAAGGTATCCGTCTGCAATGGACGACCGTCCACGGATCAGGGTTCCGTCAGCCGCATAGACCGGCTCCAGGAACCGATCATTAGGTATGAGCACGACGTCCACGCGCCGCTTCGTGCAGCCGGCTAAGGCGCAAAGACACAGCAGGGCGATCATGTAACAGTTCTTCATCGACGGCTCCCTGTTCAAGAAGTAGTTTCTCGGCGCGCCGTTTCTTCATCATCTCTCGCAGTTGCAATGCAATCGCTGGCGCAATCGCGACCACTATGGTGCCGATCAATTCGAGAATCATGATGTCTTCCCCTCCATGACGTTCGTGGTGGCATGTTGACCGGTCTGGATGGTCGTCGTTCCTCCAGCCGCCTTATTCGTATAGAACCCCATCACACCGCGCAGCATCGCGATAACCATACCGATCCAGAACGTCGGCGCATTCCAGTTGACTCCATCCGGCCCTAAGTGAACCACAAAATCTCCCGCCGCAATCGCCGCAGCCTCCAAAACCCCGAAGGCCGTCGCCACCCGATCGGTATCCTTCGGGGGCTGTGGCACGTTCACGACAACAACTTCATCGCCCATACTCAACCTCCCGCAAGTTCCATATGGCCAGGATCCCATCCGACCTTCGTTCCATAATCAGCCGAATCAACCCCAAACCGGCCACCCCATCGCCCGCCAAGAGACTCCCAATGTTCTCCGGCTGACCGATAATGCTCGCCCTGATTCGATAGCCGCCCGTCAACCCAGAGCATGACATCAATCGCACACCGTTCATTATGCGTACTCACCCGCACCTTGCTCCGTCCGTTCGCTTTCAGAAGTTCCTGGTACGTGACCCCTGTCGCGCAATGCGGACATAAAAGCTCATCCGTCGACCGCCACGCATCCCCCAGCGTCCACAGGAGCCCCTGTGCCTTCATCCATCCGAACTGATCGGCCAGCATATAACTGAAGAGCTGTTGTCGTTGTGCCAGCGTCATCGGTGATGCTTACAGCGACAGACCGCCGTCACGGTTCCGACCGGCACGGCGAGCGTTGTCCCTGTGACCACGGGTGAATAATTCAGCGAGACGTTGCCCGCTGCATCGGCATGTTTGGCCCGAAACCGGTAGATCGTTTGCGGCAGAAGCCCGCTCACGCGGAGCGTGGTCCCGGACGTCACCGCCGCCACCAGCAGAAAGTCCGTACAATCCACCCCGCGGCATTGCTCAATGTTCGTCGAGGAAATCCTAACATC